CCATAAAGGTAAGTGGGCCGGGATATTTCAATTTACAGAAGAGGGCGCCCAGAAATTCTGCAAAAAAGTAAAGCCAGAAAATATAATTAATATTGCTGCTATTACTTCGATTTATCGGCCAGGCCCGTTGAGTGCTGATGTCGACAAACTTTATGTTGAGGCGAAAGAAAATCCTGGTAAAATAAAGTACGAAAATGATATCGTAAAAGAAGTCACAAAAGAAACTTATGGTTTTCTCATTTTCCAAGAACAAATTGCATTACTTGCTCATAAGCTAGGAAAAGATATTAGTTTGGACGAAGGCAATAAACTTCGCAAGCTCCTTACTAAAAAAGGGACAGGAGAGGTCGCAGAACAAAAAGCCTCAATAAAACTTAAGTTTGTTGCAGGGTGTATTGAAAATGGAATGACGGAAAAAGCAGCCAATACCCTCTGGAAGAAATTTGAATACTTTTCAGGATATGGCTTTAATAAATCGCATGCTGTTTCTTATTCTATTCTTTCTTATCAGTGCGCTTGGTTATTTAATTATTATCCAGCAGAATGGATGGCGGCATTTCTCGACAAAGAGCCCGAGACAAGAAAAGAAAAAGCAATCAATTTAGCAAAAAAGTTCAAGTTCAAAATTGATTCAGTTGATGTGAATAATTCTGGTGTTGTCTGGGAGATTGCAGAAGATAATAAAACACTAATACAGCCTTTAACTTCGTTAAAGGGCTTGGGGGACAAGGCGATTGAACAAATTATTAACAATCGCCCATTTAACATAGTGGAAGATCTTCTCTTCAGTGAGACCGTTGTCTATTCCAAACTCAACAAGAAAGCATTAGATGTTTTGGCGAGAAGTGAGGCGTTGGATTGTTTGGTCGACGATCGATTTTCCGGTCTTAAACATTTTTGGACTGCAGTAGTCGTCGATAGGCCTAAAAATTTAAAAAATCTTAGTAAAAATATTGAGCTATATGAGCCAGAAGGAGAATTTTCTAATGAAGAGAGAATTGAAAATCTGGTATCATTAACAGGCATTTTCCCAATGGCTTTGGTTATGAATGAAAACATTTTACAAAGATTGGAGCATTATCAAGTGCCATCTTTGGGGGAGTGGGATGATGATGTTGGGGTCGCATGGTTTATCCCAAGAGAAGTTATTGAAAAGAAAACAAAAAATGGAAAAACCTATTGGATAGTAAAAACGATTGATAACACTTCAACATCTTATAGTATTAAATGTTGGGGAGTGAGACCAGATAAAGACATGATACATCTTAATCGACCCTATATGAGCAAGCTAGACTATGATGAACAGTGGGGCTTCAGCACGAGATCAATAAAATATAATTTTAGAATGTTGGGATAAAAAATAAAAACTTCTTGACAACTTAAACATCGTTTAGTACGATGGGAAAGCAACCATTTCCTCATTCTTAACACATCAAAGGAGAAAAAATGAATATTAAAGTATACAAAATTAGATCAGACGCCAAGCTTCCAACTAGAGCATATCAGTCTGACGCTGGTATGGATATATTTTACTGTCCAAATGGAGAAAAGAAACTATATGATTGTACAAGAAACTTCTTCATTCCGCCGAGAGAATCACGGTTGCTGCCAACTGGTATAAAGGTGGAGGTGCCATATGGATATATGTTGGAGATTAAAAACAAATCAGGAATTGCATTGAAGAGGCAGCTTTTAGTTGGTGCTTGTGTTATAGATCCAGGTTATAATGGAGAAGTATATATAAACTTGCACAACATCGGCACTGAAACACAAGCGATTAAACCAGGAGATAAAATTGCCCAAGCAGTATTAGTTCTCATCGAACATTGCGGAATTGAAGAAGTGCCTGAGGACAATTTAAATCAAAATACACTGCGTGGATCTGGCGGCTTTGGCTCTACTGGAGATAAATAATGTCTCCCTCTTGCTCGTGGTTACAAACAAAAATATTCATAATTGCGAGTATAATATTTATGGTCATTTATTACATGGGGAGCGGTGAAAACTAATATGTCATCATTAGAAAGAAAGTTAGCTAGACAAAAGGCAAGCAAAGCAAAAAAGGAAGCTGAAAAAGAAATGGCAACAAAAGTTGCATTATTTGGAAAACTTCCCGATGAATGCTTGACTTGTGAAGACCCATTTGATAAAACTAATAAAGAAATGGTCACAAAGTGGAGCGTCGTAGTACACCAGGAAGAAGATACAGTGAATTTATATTGTCCAACATGTTGGGAAAAAGCCATTCGAATTGTTGAAGACTTCAAGAAACGCCTTGAGGAAAAAAATGTCTGATAATATAAACCATCCAAAACATTATAATATTAATTGGCAAGGCGAAAAAGCAATAGAAACATATGATTATATTAATTCGTGGAAAATGGGATATGCAGAAGGAAATATTATTAAATATGTTTCAAGACACAAATACAAAGGCAAGGCCTTACAAGATCTTAAAAAGGCACGATGGTATCTTAATAAAATGATTGATGAATTGGAAAACAATGAAAGTCGGTGATTTGATAAGACACAAAAAAGTTGAAACTACCGGTATTATATTAGATATTTTTATGACTGGGTACGAGCTTGAATACCGCAATGAAGAATGGGCAGTAGTTCTGTTTTCAGACGCTTCAGCCACATCAAGAGCGCCCCTTGAACTATTAAAAGACAATTGGGAGGTTATTAGTGAGATTTAAAGAAGCCTTAACATACGATGATGTTCTGTTGGTGCCTCAACATTCAGACATTGAAAGTCGGAGAGAAGTTAATATTGGAAACAGACTACATAAAAACATATATTTAGAATTGCCAATTATTTCTTCTCCTATGGACACAGTTACAGAATCAACTATGGCCATAGCAATGAACGATGCAGGTGGATTAGGAATAATTCATCGATATAATTCAATTGGAGAACAAATAGAACAAGTAAAAAAAATAAAAAAAGCACTCGGCGGCTGGGCAAGCGAGAAATCTTTTTCTTTAGCGGCAGCAGTTGGAATGACCGGAGACTATCGCGAACGAGCAGCAGAATTAGTTTCTTATGGTGCAAAAGTAATTTGCATTGATGTTGCACACGGACACCACACATTAATGAAAAAAGCAATACAAACCTTAAAAAAAGATTACGAAGAAGATATTCATATCATAGCTGGTAACATAGCAACGCTACAAGGGTTCAACGATCTAGCAGACTGGGGAGCCGATAGTATACGTTGCAATATCGGCGGCGGTTCAATCTGTTCTACCAGGGTTCAGACTGGCCACGGTGTACCAGGATTGCAAACTATTTTTGAATGTGCAAGATCAGACCGTGATGTAAAAATCATTGCTGATGGTGGCATTCGTTTTTCCGGCGACATTGTTAAAGCAATTGCAGCAGGAGCAGATTTTGTAATGCTTGGTTCGTTATTGGCAGGAACAGACGAATCTCCTGGGAATACAATTGTTGGCACGTTGAGTATAAAAAGAAAAGTTTATAGAGGGATGGCCAGCAAAGAAGCACAATTTGATTGGAAGGGAGAACATTCTTCAAATGAAGGTATATCTACAACAGTGCCATACAGAGGGCGCGTTAAGAATGTCTTAAAGGATCTTAAAGACGGAATTGTTTCCGGATTTTCTTATTCCGGCGCAAGAACAATTAAAGAATTACAGACAAGTGCCAGTTTTATTAGGCAAACGAATGCTGGCTTGAATGAGAGCAGAACTCACATCTTAGGAAAAAAATAGTGCCAGATTATGGAAATATAATTAAAAAGATTTGTTTTGACAGTACAGATAAACTTCATGCTGATTTAAAGATATGTTTACATTATGATAACATTAAAATTCGTGAGTTTTTTAATGAAATTATAAAAGGATACGTAGAAAAAAATGAAAAGATTATAGCCTTTGTTGAAGAGCTAAGAGAGAAAAAAGCTATTTCGAAAAGCAAGCGTACTAAAACAAAACGCGCGAGGTTCAATGAAAAGAACACAATTAAACAATTTGGTCTGAATAAAAATGAAATTGAAAATATTTTTGATATATTAGAAAAGGAGCGTCCAGAATTATGAATGAATGTGCAAAGATATGCGTGAGACGAAAAGAATGTTGTAAAAAAAGTGAATGTAGGATG